CTGCGGCACGATTATGGGTTGCGCGTGTGGAGTTCTAATGAGCGCCATAATCTACTCGCCGGAGTGGTTGAAGCTGAAAGACGATAACCTCTGGTTCTACACACGTCTGATGGCACTAACCACGGCCTTTTACTCGGTCGATAAGGAAAAGTGTCTGGCTGCCCTGGAGTCCATCGCTGCCAAGGGAGAGGAGCTGTGATGAGGCTCTGGATAGTGTTCTCTTGGGGCGAAGACGGAAAGCACGAATTTGAAGGGGTATTTTCATCTAAAACCCTGGCTATTGCGGCCTGTGTGCGGCAAGATATGTGCGTTTGCCCATGCGTGCTTGATGAAAGAGTGCCTGAGGGTGAGAAGGTATGGCCCGGTGCATGGTATCCGCACATGGAGTCAGAGCCATCTTTGCCGGATTCAGTTGAACCACAGTAAGCAGTGAGTATGCCGCTGGGCGACGCCGACATTGCGAGTGGAGTGTTCTTCGCCGACTTCGGCGTCTCGGTGGTGTTCGGTAGCCAGCCTGCCGTGAAGGGGAACTTCGATGCGCCTGGAAAAGATGGGGTGTTCGGCGACTCGGCCAGCGTCTCGGACCAGGAATACCGGTTGGAAGTGGCCGGAGTGGCTCTTGACCCGTTTCCCGCAGTGGGTGACGTGTTGACGGTGGATGGGCAGCGGTACAAGGTGCGCTCTGCTACGCCACTCGATGATGGCGCAACGGTAGAGCTCAAGCTAAGGATTCTCCGATGAAAAAGAAGATTGATTTGTCGTTTGCGTGTGTAGATTGCGGCAAGCAGCCGACGCCGATTGAAAAGAAGGGCAACTGGGATGTTTTGCCAGTGAAATGCCCAGAATGCGGCGGAAAAATCCGCCCGAAGGTGAAGTAAATGAGCGTGTCGATACGCGAGCAGGCGCTACAGGCGACGAAGATGGCGCTCGAGGTGAGCGGAACCCCGGCAGTCTTTGTGTTCCGTTCGCGAGTCGACCAGGTCGAGAAGTCCTCGCTTCCCTGCTATGACATCACGCCGGGCGATGAGAAGGTGGACGATCCTGGCGAGTTTGGCGATCACGAATCGATCACGCGGACGCTGCCGGTGATGGTGCGCGCCATGCTGGACGACGGGACAGAGCAAGGCGAGGACGCCGATCCGTCCGTGGCGATCGATGATTCCGCGCTGGACCCGTTCTACGTGTTCGCCATTCAGCAGCTCGTCGGAGACGACGCGTGGCTCGGTGGCCTGGTGAACAACGTCCGCGAAGTAAGTTCTACTCCGGTATTCCAGCCGGGAGGGCGGGCCATTATTGGCCTGGAAATGCAGTTTGAGTACATATTCGCTACAAAGCGCGGTGATCCGACGCAGAAGGGGTAAGAAACGATGGGACAGAAGCTTCAGGGGTACAAAGGGCTGTTCTTCTTCAGTGCCGGGGATGCCAGCGTCGTCACAACCGCAGACACGGAAACCGGCTCAAAGGATCTTGTGGTGCCTGGTGTTGATGGCATTGCAGACGGAGATACCGTAACGGGTACTGGTGTTGGTGTGGGAGCGGTTGTCACCCAGGTCAATGCGGACACCAACACGGTGACGGTCTCGGTCGCTTCGACCGCAACCGCGTCCGGCGTTGCCATTACGTTCACGCGTGCAGCCACCAGGGTGAAGCTGGCACATTGCAAAGGCTGGGACGTAGACATCAAGGCCGACGAGATCGACGCAAGCGACCACGATACGGAAGGCTGGAAGGACAAGCTGGACGGGCTCCGTGAGTTCTCTGGAACCGTGGATGTCATGAATTTCACCGACGATCAGACGCAGTTAGACCTGGTCGACGCCATGCTCTCGGGCAGTATCGACGTGCAGGCGGAGTTCCGGCCGCTGGACAAGGTTGGCGAGGTGAACTACACGGGCACCATTCGATTTACCGGGCTGAAGTTTGGTGCCAAGGGCTCTACGGCGCAAGAGTCGAACTATACGTTCTCTGGCCGCGGCGCACTGACGCGGGGCGTCATCGCCGCCTAAAACGAAGTTGTAGCCACGGGGTAGAGGGCAGCATGGGGAGGCTTCGGGCAGAGGCCTCCCCGATTTTTCGAGGGAATGCATGAGCTCGGTTCGCGGAGTGGTTGAGGTAGGGGTTGCCGGGGAGAAGCGGACGCTGGTGTGCGATATGCTCGCCGCGGATGCGCTGTTTCATTCGCTGGGCGCGCACTGGCTGCTGTGGCTGTATGAGCGGTTTCTGGGCCAGCCGGGCGAGTTGCCGGACGGCACGAAGATCCGCAAGCTGGAGCCGCTGTCGCCGAAAGAGCTGGTGACGGCGCTGTACGGGATGCTGGCGCGGGATCGGGAGACGAGCGGCCGGGCGGAGACGGAAGAGAGCCTGATGGCCGCGCTGAATCCGTTCGCATTCCCGGAGTTGCAACAGGCGTTGACGCGAGCGGTGCTGGCGAGCCTGGGTGTACCGGGGGAAGTAAAGGAGGCAGACGCGGGCGCGGCGGCCGTGCCTCCTGGAAGCGGACGCGCCGAAACGCATGGGACTGGCGCGCAGTCCTGAGCCTGGCCTTCGGGCAGTTGCGGCTGACGCCGGGCGAGTTCTGGCGGATGACGCTGGCGGAGTGGCGGGCGGCGATGGAGGGCTATGCCGATGCCACGATGGGGCGGAGGCGGGAGCAGGCCTGGGTGGTATCGCACCTGCTGGTGGCTGCCGGGTGTGAGCCGGAGAAGGTGACGCCGGCGAAGCTGCTGGGTGAGAAGGAGCCGAAGCCGAAGCGGACGCCGATCTTCGATCCATGGGTGGAGCAACAGCGGGCAGCGAAGATGATTACGGAGCGGCTGCGGAGGAAGGCGAAGAAAGCCGATGCCAACATTCAGGGTTAGTGTCGATGCGTCGAAGTATATCGCCGGGGTGAGGAATCTGGAGACGAAGCAGCTCCCATTCATCCTGGCGAAGACGCTGACCGATACCGTGAAGGATGGCCAGGCGGAGGTGCAGCGCAACGTGCGTGCTGCATTCAAGCTGCGGAACACGTGGACCGAGCGCGGCATCCGCATCAAGCCGGCAGACAAGAAGGGGAACAACGGCCAGATTGAGGCCGATGTCCACACCGACACCGCGAACCGCGCAACCGGCGCACCAGACTACCTTGGCCGGCAGGAAGAGGGCGGCGAGAAGGTGCCGTATGGTGGGAGGCAGTTTATTGCGGTGCCGACGAAGTACCTCCGGCAGATGGCGCCTGGAGCGATCCCGGCCGAACTCCGGCCGAAGAACCTGCTCGGTGCAACCGGGGGGCAGTTTATCTACCGCGGGCGCAAGGGGCAGCAGGTGACGGGGCGTCAGAAGCGTGTCCGCGGGTTCGAGTTCTTCCTGCAGAAGCTGAAGCATGGCGAGATGGCGATCCTCGGCCGCTACTTTACGGACCGGGATGCGTACCCGTTCTACCTGCTTATCCCGCATGCGCGGGTAAAGCGGTCAGGATTGGAGATGGTGCGGACGGTGGAGCGAGTGGCAAACGATCGCTTTGGCCGGCACTGGGACCGGAACTGGCAGCAGGCGTATGCGAGTGGGCTGCGGTTCTAGCGCGGTTGCGCGAGGGCTTGGCCAGCCGGAGTGGTGAGCGGGACTGGGTTCTGTGCGCCGCAGACCGGGCAGACGCGACGCTTGTTTGCTTGGCAGTAAGCGGTATAGAGGATTCCCGGTAGCAGGAAGCACAGCCAGAGCAGCACTTCGAGGAACGTGCTGCCGGGCGTGACTCTGACCGGGTTTACGATGCTCCGACAGTTCGGGCATATATGCGTTTTAGGCCCATTGGCCGAGCGGAAGCCTTTGGCGACCAGGTAGAAGCACCATCCGAGGACCACGAGAGAGAAGAGGGTGACGCCGACGCTGTTCATAGGCGCAAATAGTTAAACATGGACCCGGCCAGAAGTCTAGTGGGATATTGGCTGAATTTATACGTTTTGCGGCACGCTCGCCTGTAGGCGAGGTGTGCGCGCGTGGCGAATGGCGGAGTGATCGTAGTCGTTTCCGGGCAAGACGATACAGGAAAAGTCTTTGAGGCGATTGCGAAGCACCTAAAGAATACGACCGAGCGCGCCCACGAAACGGAGTCCGCGCTGGGCCAGCTTGGTGAGCGAGCGAAGCGCTATCTGGAGTATGCGGGGATCGCGCTCGGGGTCCGGGAGACAATAGATTCCTTCAAAGAAGTGGTCACGAAGTCTGCAGAGTTCGGCCAGGAGATGATCAACGCTAGCCAGCGCACCGGCCTAGCAGTAGAGACGCTCTCCACACTGCACTTTGCGGCAGCGTTGACCGGCGAGGACTTCGATGGAGCCGCTAGATCGGTGAGCAAGCTCGCCGTCTCTCTCGGCGAGGCGGCAGACGGAGGCAACAAGAAGGCACTCTCGACGTTTCAGGCACTAGGGTTGAACGCCAGCGACCTGGCAAAGCGGGAGGGTGGAGTCGAGACCGCATTCCAGCGGGTTTCGCAGGCTATGGCGTCGAACCTGCCGATCGCACAGAAGGCTGTGATTGCAAAAGAGCTTCTCGGTCGCGCTGGGCAGCAAGAGATTGCATTGCTCGCGCAGATTGGAAGCCACTGGGATGAATACAGGGCAAAAGCTCAGGCTGCCGGTGTGTTTATGACCACGTCGCAGGCAGAAGCCTTGGAGCAACTGAGTCTGAAGCTGAACACGCTCAAGCAGGAGCTTCTCGGCGATGCCCTGGCGTTCACGGACGGGTTTATTCCGAGCTTCAATCGGATGCTGGACGTGATTATCGGCGGACCGGATCACTTGAAGGCCTTCGCGTTTTGGGGAGACAAGTTGGCGCGTACTCTGGCCACGCTTGCTGAAGGCGCGCTGGTAACGGCATCGTCGCTTGAGTATCTGTGGGCGGGTCCGTCCGATCTGCTAAATAAGGACCGGCAGAAAGAACTTGCGAATGCGCGCGAGCTCTATGCGAAATCGCAGAAGATGTACGCCGAAGTGCATGGCGACCACCCAGAGACGAAGGGTGCGGAGCCGGGCAGCCTGCCGAAGCCATTCAAGACGCCGGATCTTAGCGGAGACGCCGGAGCGGACCGGTTGGATGCGGCACTCAAGGCGCGCGAGGCTGCCAGGACGCGGCTTTCCGAGCAGGAGGCACAACTCCGTGCGCAGATTGCCAAGGCTGCGGAGGATCGGCAGCTCGCGCAGCTTGAGTCGGACCACGCCAGCAACCTGCTGAGCGACCGCGATTACTACGCCAACAAGCTGGCGATTGAGAAGGCTGGGCTCGATGCGCAGCGGCAGGCGGCAGTCGATAAGCAGAAAGAGATCGATGCAGAGATTGAGAAGCTGGACGCCGACGCCAAGAAGCACGGCGGCAACGCCAAAGAGCGGGCCATTGCAGTGGAGGATCAGACGAAGATCCTCGAACTGCGGGCGAAGCGGCTGACGCTGGACGGAGAGATTGCGAAGATCAACGCGGATGGAGCCAAGGCGGAGATTGAAGCAGCCCAGAAGCTCTATGACCTGAGCGTGAAGCAAGCGCTGCTGGTGGATGATCTGGCAGCGAAGCGCGAGGCGATCACGGGCGGCTCGGTAGACGACCGGCTGCACCAGTCTGCAGACACCTACGATGTGAAGCGGAAGGAGCTCGTCGCCAACTTCGGCGAGGGGTCCAAGGAGGTCTCGGACGCGGATTTTGCCTTTGGCAATGAGCAGGGGCAGATTCGGGCGAAGGGCGCGGAGGAGACGGAAGGGCTGGCGGCGGCGGACATCAACGCGCGGCGCACGCAGGTGTCGGACGCGGAGGCGCGGGGCTCGCTCTCCACGCTGGACGCGCAGCGGCAGCGGATTGCGCTCGACCAAGAGGAGGCGCGGGCGCTCGGGCCGGTGCTGGAGGCCTACGAGCAGCTGGCGCAGTCCGGCGACCTGCAGGCGAGCGAGAAAGTCATCGAACTGAAGACGCGCATCGCCGAGCTGAAGGAGCCGGTGGATGAGGTGGCGCAGCACATGCGCGAGTCGTTCGACGGCGCGTTCGAGTCGCTGTTCGACAATCTCGACCAGGGGCTGAAGGGCTTCGAGGGCTTCGTGCGCAATGTGGAGCACATCTTCGAGGATGCGGCATACAAGAAGCTGATCGAGCCGTTTGTGCAGGCGGAACTGGGCAAGCTGATCCCGAACAGCAAGGGCTACGGCGATCCGGGGATTGGCGGGGTGAATCCGCTGCCGGCGAATCCGAAGACGGACATCGGCGGCGGTGCGGTGCGGGCGGCGGCGAGCATCGGATCCGCGCTCGGGATTCCGGGGCTGGGTGGCGCGGAGAAGAAAGGCGGCGCCGGGATCACGATCACGCTCGAGAACGAGTCCGGGCTGCCGTTGAAGCTGGGCGACATCAAGACGAGTGGGAACGTGGATAAGGACCAAGTGATCAGCATCCTCAAGGACAACTTCGAGGAGGGCGGGTTCCTGCGCAGCCTGCTGACTGGATTCCACGCGTAATTGGCTGCATTTCCGATGCCTGCGGCATAAACGGGGTGTATGCCGACACCCTTCCCTACCCTCTCGCGCGCTCCGCTGATGAACGAGGAGGAGACGCTTGAGGACGCAACCATCCGAGACCAGGCGGAGAACGGGGCCGTGTTCGCGCGACCGCGCTTCTCGCGCATGCGGCGCACGTGGAAGGTGCAGTACAAGGCCTGCACGGTAGCGGATCGCGATTCGCTGCGCACGTTTGCGATGGCGCAGGGTGGATGGGGCAACTTCAATTTCGTCGATAACCGGACTGCCACGCCAGAGACGCTCAATGTGCGTTTCTCAAAGCTGCCGACGATCAAGGATGGCGGCTGGGCGGGTGGGGAGAAGCGGTTCGACTTCAGCTTTGAACTGACGGAGCTCTAGGATGCCGCTTGAACTGGCGAACATCTCCGTGGCTGCCAGCCTGGAGAAATACAAGCTATCCTCCGGCGAGCGCTGGGTTGCGCTCTGCGATATCACCTGGCCGGACGGAACGCATCTACGGCTGTGCCAGAACGTGGACGACATTACGTTTGACGCGCAGGACGGGTTGGGTGCGCAGACGTATACCGCGTTCAATTTCGAGTTTGAGCCGCTGGAGGAGAAGTCGGACGGCTCGATTCCGAAGTGGGCGGTGCGCTGCAGCAATGTGAATCGCGTGGTAGAGGGCTTGCTGGAGGAGTTCTCCGGCGGCGTGGGCGGAAGCGTCAACATCTATGTTGTCAACACGGTGAATCCGAACCTGGAGCCGGAGATTGCGCTCAACTTCGACATTCTCTCCTCAAGCTCCAATGCCAAGTGGGTGACGTTGAGCCTGGGCGCTCCTTCGCCATTCCGCTTCCTGCATCCGCGGCATGTGTATACGTCGAACCGCTGCATCTGGCTGTACAAGTCGCTGGAGTGCGGGTACGGGACGCCGATCACGACGCTGGGCTCGGTGGCGAATGGCAGCGTGGACTTCACCGTCGATCAGGTGGACGGCATCCTGGTGGGCGATACGGTGACGGGCGCCGGAGTTCCGACAGGCACGACCGTGGCCACGATCTCGACTACACCGACAGGCGCTGGGAATCCATCGTCGACGGTGAATGCGTCGGACTACGCGACCAAGATCACGTTCAACAGCTCGCAGTGGGAGTTTGTGGGCACGCAGCTACGCGTGAAGGGCGGCGTGATTGCGGGGCAGGTGCTGGACTTCGTGGTGACGAAGGGGTACGGCTTCTCGATTCCGTCCGGGGTAACGATCGAGGGCATCGTCGTAGACCTGAACTGGGTGGGGCAGAACGCCGGGACAGGCATCCTGAGCGAAGTGTGGTTGTACAGCGGCGGCGCGCGGGTAGGACTGGCTAAGTACCCGAATATCGCGAACCTGGCGACGATCACGGATGCGGTGCTGGGCAATCCGACCGACACGTGGGGATGGGCGGCGACGCCGGCAGGCATCAATGACGCGCAGTTTGGCTTTGGAGTGCAGATCACGACTTCGGAACAGGGCGGCTCAGACCGGTCTTTCCTCGATTCGTTCCCGGTGACGATTTACTACTCGGACCCTGGCCGCTATGGCGGGACGCTCTCGGCCGCGGCGACGGCGGACGGGACGGGGATTCCGCTGACGTTCACGCACAATGCACTGCTGCCGACCTGCAGCCTGCGACTGGATGGCACGAACGGCTGCCGGGCGCATGGGAATCAGGAGCGCTTCGGGGCGTTCCCTGGCATCGACTCGAACGGCATTCGGATTGTGAGTGTGCGATGAGGATCGATGACCTGATCGGCAGGCCGTACAAGCGCGGCGGGCGCGGGCCAGAGAGCTACGACTGCGCGGGGCTGGTGGTGGAGGTGTTGCGGCGGCGCGGCATTGACCTGAAGATCCCGGAGACGCCAGAGGCGGAGGCGGACCAGCTTGCGGCGATGCAGGCGATTCTGCGCGCGCAGTGGGTGGGGATTGAGCGGCCGCTGCCGGGATGCCTGGTGTTCTTCCGCGGAGTGCCGGGCCATGTGGCGGTGATGTTGAACGCGACCCGCTTCATCCATGTGGCGGAGGACGTGGGGCAGGTGTGCCTGGAGCGGCTGGAGGGGCCGGTGTGGCCGCGGCGGTTCGTGGGGTACTACGAGTATGGAGGGCCGGGACTGTGAAGCTGATCCGCTGCGAGAATCCTTTCCGGCCATCCGATGGCAGTACGGAGATTGAGTTCGCCACGCGTGAGGAGATGCTGGCATACATTGCCGAGCACAAGCTCGCGAGCGAGCACTATGCACTATCGCTCGATGGCGGAGAACTGTTGCCGCCGGAGCGGCTGAACGAGCTTGCTTTTCCGCCGAATGCATGTGTCGTCGCCATGCCGGTGTTGGGGAATAAGACGCTGCAGTCGGTGGCCCTGATCGCAGTTGCCGTCGCGGCTGCGGCTTTCGGAGGCCCGCTGGGCGCGGCGCTGTTCCCAAGCTTGGCCGCAGCGGGAGGTTCTTCTGCGGCCCTGGCAACAGCTTTGGGTGCGGCACTCATATCCGTGGGTGGAACGCTGCTGGTCAACGGGATAGCCTCTCTGTTTCAGAAGCAGCAGGGTGGCACCTCCTACACCTTCGACGGACCGCAGACGACAGCGCACAGCGGCCTGCCGATCCCTAAGGGATACGGCATCTTTCGTGCAGCTCCCAACATCATCCAGAGCTGGGTGGACCTGCAGCATGCAGACCAGGATATCCACGACTCCGACGACGGAGCGGGGGATATCGGGCGGCAGTGGCTGAACATCATCTGCAGCTTCGGCTTCGGCCCGGCCATCTCGCTTTCCGACATTCGGCTCAACAATAACGACATCGCCTCGTACACGGACGTTGCCTACTTCATCAAGTTGGGCGTGAATGACCAGAAGCCGGTAACGGCGAGCGATCCGAGCTGGATCATCCTCAACCAGACGACGACGGGCTCCGCGCCGAACACCGCGCCTACGACAGACTTCAATCGCATCGTGAACAACTACCCGCAAAGCCAGCGGGTCCGCTGCGACATCGCCAAGAACTATGTGACGGTGACGGGTACGCGGAACGATACGCAGCGGCTCGATGTGACCGTGCAATTCCCGCGCGGCGTTTGGCGCTATGACGAGAACATGGTCATCAAGCGCCTCAGCATCCAGTACAACGTCTACTACAAGCTGACGACCGACACCGCATGGACGCTGGCGCAGACGCACAACTACACCAACATCCGGCAGTCGATTCTGCGTCAGGTGACGACGATCGACAACCTGCCCGCCGGCACGTATGACGTGAAGGTGGAGAAGATCGGCTCCGGCGCTTACGGCAACACGATCTACTCGGTGGAACACGAG